GTGCAGGGCGTGACAGCGGCAGGCGGCACCGGCGCGGTGTCATGGCCTGCAATGCCGTCACCGCCTCGCCTGACCGTGACGCCCTACGTGACGTCCGCTGCCTCTAGCGCGCCGCTGTGCTTCCCTGTGTCTGGCACTGTGACCGTTACCGGGGCAACGGTGAAGTGCTTCACCACGCAGAGCGTCACCGTCTCGCTTTTGGGCGCAGTCGTCGCGCCCATCACCACCGCAGCGGCAGGCGTCACGTTCGACGTGCTGGCCCTGCCTGCTTCGTAGGACACCCGACATGGCGAAAACCGATGTCACCGCGATCAACGCCAAGACCATCAGTGTAAACGGTGTGCCGGTTGCGGGTTCAGCCGCGCCATCGGGACCACTCACTACATTCGACCAGATCAACGCGGCTACGGTCTTGGCCCTTAATGGCACCGTCTTGCAAGGCGCACTACCAGCGGGCGCAATTTTCACGAACTACGATAATTTGAACGTGACCAGCGGCGTCAGTATCAACGGCGTCATCCGCTACGGACAGGCGTCTGGCGGCGGTGGACCAACCATCGTCAATCTCACCGCCTACGGCGTGACCGATTGGGACCCGGGTATAAGCTTCCTTCGAGCCGGCTACGGCCAGTACGCGCCGGCGAAGGAGTATGCGGACTTGCTCGCAGACTTCCGTGCCGCCACGACCGTCCAGACCTATTACGTCGACTCGGTGAACGGTCTGGACGCCAACAACGGCGCGACCACGACACCATGGCAGCGCGTGCACACGGCCTGGACGCAAAGCCCTGCTGCCGCGACGATCGAGATCGTCGTGCGCCCGCCTGCCTCCCGCATTCTGTGGGGTCCGCGCGGCATGACCAATGCGTCCACGGCGACCAAGAACATCATCCTGAGGGCCGAGGATGGCGGCGAGTTGATTGTCGCGGGCGGTACGCTCACGACCGCGCCCACGTGGACCGACAACGGCGACGGCACGTTCACCTGCTCGTCTGGCGTCACCAACGCAACGGTCAGCCCACCCGTCGATTGGTCGCCGCAAGCGCGCACGGAAACGCCGGACGGCGATGGCCGCTTCTTCGCCCAGACTATCACGGCGGCTGCTCTCGACGCCGCGGGTCGCGCCGCGTTGCTGCCGGGGCAGGCGCACAAGAACAGCACGAGCGGCACCAACGATCTCACGATCCGTCCGTTCGGCAACCGAGCCGCTTCCGTATGGCGCGATTATGTCGTTCCGGGGATGCAGCCTGGCAGCAACATGCGGATCGCGCTGTTCGATGCGACTGCGGACAGCCTCGTTTTCTTCATCGCACGCGTGAAGCCCTCTGGCGGAACGCCGTGGAGCATCAGCAACCAGCGGACCACCGCAGGCGGTCGCGGTAAGGTCTATATGGACCGTTGCGGCGCAGTCGGGTCGACCGGCACGCAAAACGCGCTCGCTGTGGTCGGCTCGTGGCTGGTCACGCACTTCGACAGCCAGTTCGATGCGACCGGCGCGGATGCGATCAACGGTCACACCAGCACGAACGGCAACGCCGCGTGGTTGTCGGGTGCCGCGTATATCGTCAGTGTGCGGCCGCGCACCGCGACGGTCGGGCTGTCGGGGCTGGGCGTCGACAACAGCGACACCAGCCATGAAACCTGCCGGAGCCTCACAGTCATGCCGTACTTCCGGGGTGGCAATGGGCGAACACACGCGTTCATCGACAGTTCGAAGGGCCTCGTGCTCGGGGGCTATATTGGCCCTTCGACTCGAACCGGAACGTACTTCGAGAGCGTCAACACCGGCGGCACCGCGCAGTCGGTCATCGTTGAAGCAACGATCGGGGCGTCGCCGGGCGCGGCCGATATTACGGCCGACACCGGCTCAAGCGTGAAATGCTATGGCATGACGCAAGGCGCCCTGCGCACGAGCGGCGACGTCTCTTTCCTGCCGTTGGTGGCGTGAGATGACCCGTCTACTCGCCGCTTTCGGGCTGACTATTGCAGCCCTGCTCGCCGCATCCCCCGCGTCCGCGCAGATCGACAAGGGCTGCTACAACTACAGTGGGAAGAACGTCTACACGGCCAAGAACGCCGACAAGCTGCGTGCGGACGTCGCGTGCTTTGAGAAGGCGAAGGGACTGGCCGACATCAGCATCGCCGAACGGCTGAAGCGGTTGACGCAAATCGTCCCGCCGCTCGGCGACGTCAAGGAACCCGAGCTGGGCGTCGACTTCACGAAGGTGCCCGAGAAGATCGCAACCAAGGAGCCGGTCGCGACGCTGGTACAGGCGCTTCCGCCGGCGCCGAGCGGCAAGCCCGACACCGTTGGTGCGTTCCGCTTCCTCTGCGCGGCGGGGCAGATCAGCTACGACGACCCGCTGGTGTTCCACGACCAGCCCGGCAAGAGCCACCTGCATCAGTGGTTCGGCAACACCGCGGCGAACGCGCACTCGACGTACCAGAGCCTGCGCACGACCGGCGACAGCACCTGCATCAACATCCTCAACCGCTCGGCTTACTGGATGCCGGCGATGCTCGACGGCAAGGGAAGCGTCGTTCGGCCCGACTTCGTGTCGGTCTATTACAAGCGGCTGCCGGCGAATGATCCCGAATGCCTGCGCGCTTCGCTCAAGGGGTGCGTCGACCTGCCGCGAGGCTTGCGCATGATCTTCGGGCACGATGCCATGACGGGCAAGCCGGCGACCGGGGGAACGCACTTCGACTGCAACGGCGGTCCGGATGCGATCTCCGGCAACTTCGCAACGATCACCGAGGCTGCCAAGGGGTGCCCTGCCGGCGCGCGGATCGGTGCGATCATCAACGCCCCGCCGTGCTGGGACGGAAAGCGGCTCGACAGCCCGAACCATCGCGACCACCTAGCGGACGTCAGCTATGGATCGTGGGGCTATCCCAAATGCCCCTCCACGCACCCCTACATCATCCCCGCGTTTACGATGGGCGCTTGGTACTCGGTCGAGAAGGGCGATACGCCGACCGACTGGTATCTGTCCTCGGACGAGATGCCGGGCATGCCGCGGATGCCGGCTGGCTCGACCTTCCACGCCGACTGGTTCGGGGCGTGGGACGACGGGATCCTGGCACGGTGGCAGGGCAACTGCATTGAGAAGCTGCTGTCCTGCAATTCCGGCGATCTCGGCGACGGCTTCGGCATGAAGCAGATCGGGCCGTTCGAGTGGAAGGCCAACCCGCGGCTGATCCCGATCCCTGCTCGGCCCATGTAATTGCCTAGTATTTAGGCATCTGGTCATGATCCATCACTTCCGGCGATGATGCAGGAGGTCCGATGACCGAGTTCGTGGAAGGCCAGCAGCCCGCTGCTGATGAAGCGCAGATCAGCGCTGACGAAGGTGCGCGGCCCCCGATTGAGGGCCAGCAGCCGGCGCACGAAGCCGCCGACCCTTTCGAGGATGTCGCTCGCGAACACGGCTGGACGCCGAAAGAAGAATGGCGCGGAAAGCCCGACGATTGGCGCGGTCCGCGCGAGTTCGTCGCCTACGGCATGAAGCGCAGCCGCGAGAGCGCTGATGAGATGAAGTCGATGCGCTCCGAACTGAAAAGTATCGGCCGGGTTGCTGAGGTGATCCAGCGCCGCGCGGTCGAAGATGCGCGCCGAGATGTCGAGCAACGCTTCGCCGATGCCGTCGAGCAGAAGGACCACGAAGGCGCTCGAGCTGCTCGCGAGGAGCTGTCGCGCATCGATCGAGAGGCCAGCGCGCCTGCGCAGGACGAAGTGCAGGCTTTCATGAACCGCAATGCGTGGTTCAACCAGAACCGCGGCGCTACGCTGATCGCGCAGGGCGTCACCGCCCAGCTGGCGCAGCAAGGCGTCAGCGTCAGCGAGCAGCTCCGGCAGGCGGAAGAAGCCGTGCGTGCCGAGATGCCGCACCTTTTCGGGCAGGGCCAAGCGCCTGCCAAGCCGCCGGCCAGCGTGTCGGCACCACAGACCCGCGCTGCTCAGCCGAGCGCGCGTGCCAAGGGCTTCGCTGATCTCCCGGCGAACGCTCAAGCCGCAGGACGGGATTTCGTCAAGCGCGGCATGGTCAAGAACCTGGAAGATTACGCCAGGGTCTATCTGGAGGAGAACGCCTGATGGCAAACGACATGAGCGCAGCACGAGCCGCAATGGCCGCTCGCCGTGCCGAAGGTGCAGAGCGCGCCAATGAGGAACGCGTCGAGCGTCGTCGTCGGTTCGACGGCACGCTGGATCAGTCAATGGACATGAAGCTGGCCATCCCCGTCCAGATCGAGGCGGAGCATGGACAGTCGCATCGCCTGCGCTGGTTCAACGACATCGGGCCTCGCCTCTACAACGCCACCGAGCGCGACGACTGGGACAAGGTGCCTGGCGTCGACCCGCGGCCTGTCGGCACCAATGAACATGGTAAGCCGATCATGGCGCACCTCCTGATGAAACCCCGCCAGTTCGATCATGACGATCAGGCGCGCAAGGATGTGCAGCGACGAGAACTCGAGAAGGCGGCGCTGCAAGGCGCATCCACCGATCCGGAAGGCCGGGACGCGACCGACGCTGACAAGCGCTTCGCTGACGCTGGCAACCGGCTCACCGCCTCGACCTATTCTCCGTAAGGAACCGCAGTCATGCCTAACGCCAACGCTCCGTTCGGGCTCATGCCCGTGCGAGATGGCGCGAGCGCACCGTACAACGATGGGACCGACCCGTACGCGCTGCTCGCTGCCGACAATGCCGCCTACTACCGGGGTGATCCGGTGGTCATTTCTGGCACCGCCGATGCTGTCGGCGTCTCCAGTGCTGTTCTCGCCACTGCCGGCGCCGGCAACCGAGTCACGGGTGTCATTGTGGGCTTCACGCCCAACCCTGGCATCGTCGCCGCAGGCTACCGCCTCGGGGGCAACGAGGTGCACGCGCTGGTCGAGCACAACCCAGACGCCGAATACGAGATCCAGTGCAGCGGCAGCCTCGCCGCGGCGGATATCGGTGCCAATGCCAATCTCGTCGCCGGCACCGGGGGCAATGCCTACAACATGTCGGGCTGGATGCTGGACAGTTCGTCCATCGCCACGACCGCCACACTCCAGCTTCGCATCGTCGGCCTTGCGCGCCGTCCGGACAACGAGTTCGGTCAGTACGCTATCGCCCGCGTCCGTATCAACCAGACCAGCGAAACCGGCGCGGCCGGCTCGACCGGCGTCTAAGGGAGGGCTGAGACATGCTCATCACGCGCGCAACCCACCCCTCCACGCTGTGGCCGGGTATCAAGAGCTTCTTCGGCCTCACCTATGAGGAGTGGGAGCCGCTCTACAATCAGATCTTCAACGAGGAGACGAGCGACAAGGCTTACGAGGAAGTCTCTGAGCAGACCGGCTTCGGTCCGGCCCGGGTGAAGTCCGAGGGGCAGTCGATCGTCTATGACGTGGATGGCGAAGGGCGCAAGTCGCGCTTCACCAACGTCACCTACGGCCTGGGCTACATGGTCAGCCGCGAGGAGATCGATGACGACCAGTACACCTACGTGTCGCGCAATCGCTCGAAGGCCCTCGCCTTCTCGATGCGTTCCTCGAAGGAGATGGTCCATGCCAACATCCTCAACCGCGCCTTCAACAACCAGTATGTCGGCGCTGACGGGCAGCCGCTCATCTCCGACAGTCACCCGACCCGCGGCGGGCTTCAGTCGAACAAGGTGGCGGACGCCGATCTCTCGGAGTCGTCGCTGGAAGACGCCTTCAAGCTCATGTGGTCGGCGAAGAACGCTCGCGGTCTTCCGATCGTGCTGCGCGGCGTCAAGCTGGTCATCCACCCCAGCGAACTGTTCAACGCCGAGCGCATCCTCAAGTCGACCATGCGCGTCGGAACGGCGAACAACGACACGAATGCGATCCGTTCGATGGGTCTGGCGCCGCAGGTGGTTGCCAATCCCTATCTGACGGATCTGGACGCCTGGTTCCTGCGGACCAACGTCGACGGCCTCACGACGTACAAGCGCCGTGGTGTCGAATTTCAGAAGGCCGACGATTTCGACACGGAGAACGTCAAGGCCAAGTCGACCGAGCGGTATAGCGCCGGCTGGTCAGACTTCCGCGCGATCTTCGGATCGCAGGGCGTGTAACGCCTGCAGGAGCGCCCGCCGCCTGTGAAAAGGGCGGGCAACCTATTCAGGAGGCGGTATGGCTCGAGGAATTTGCGACCGCTGCGGCTTCGAATACGACCTCGCTGATCTCCGCAAGGAATGGACCGGCTTGATGGTCTGCGATGCCGACTGGGACAAGCGCCCTGCCGAGATCCGCCCGCCTCACCTCCGCGCCGAGGGCGTGCCACTCCGCAATGCACGTCCGGAACCCGCACCCATCTTTGTCGATCCCGACGTACCGTTCGATCAGGATAGCTTGTAATGATTACCAGCTTCACGATGACGGCACGCGATATGGTGACGCAGGCCATGCGCGAGATTGGCGTCATCGCCTCTGGTGAGCAGCCAACAGCCGACGAGATCGCGGACGGTATTCTGCGCCTCAACTCGATGCTCAAGGCGTGGGCGGCGAAGGGGTTAAACCTCTGGCGGGACACGCAGGCGACGATCGACTTCGCGGCCGGCGTGTCGTCGGCGATCCTGCCTGGTGCCCTGTCGGTTGGCAGCGCGCGGCTTGTGCAGAACGGTTCGGAGCGCATCCTAGCGCTGTGGGAGACGGATCAATTCGCCGTACTGCCAAACAAAGCCCAGCGCGGCACCCCGATCGTCTATCTGCTTCGGCAGGACGTGACCGGGATCGCGATACAGCTGTGGCCTGTTCCCGAAGAAGCGGTGACTGTCGCCTACAGCTACGGCCGGGTGACTACTGACGTCATCCAGCCCAGCGATCCGGTAGACGTCCCGCAGATGTTCCAGGAAGCTGTCTGGAAGAACCTCGCCGTGAAGCTGGTGCCGATGTTCGGCAAGGCTCGCGCTGATCCGCAGACCGTACAGGTTGTGGCCGCTGACGCAGCGGCGCTTGAACGCGACATGCTCGATTGGGACCGGCCGTCATCGTACCAGCTCGGCCCCGACCTGGATCAATATCCGTGACCTCGCTTGCTTACGGACGTGCCACGTATCGGCGACAGGCAGCGGGCTTGCCCGAGCTGCGCCTCGTCAACATGTACGTCGAGAACGCAGCTACCTCGCAAGATGGTATCGTGCTGCTGAACCGGCCGGGGCTACGGCAGGATCAGGCGAAGGGCGCAGGCTCAATCCGCGGGCTGTTTTATCAGGACGGCACCCTTTCCGACACGCTGTTCGCAGTAAGCGGTGATCGCTTGATCGGCGTTGGTGATTTGGGAGCCGTGACCGGTTCTGGAGCGGTGAGCTTTGCCGCCTCGGCTACCGAAATGGTCGTCACTGCCGGCGACAGTATGTTGCGCGCCACTGAAGTCGCGTCGGCGCCGGTGGCGTTTCCAGACACAGCCGGGGTGACGGCGGTCGCGTATCTCGGAGGCTATTTCATAGGCATCCGTGCTGGGTCGCAGCGGTTTTATTGGTCCAAACTGCGCGACGCCACAGTGTGGGATGCGCTTGATTATGCGTCGGCGGAAAGCTCGCCCGATCCCCTACGCGATGTTGTAGTGATCGGCGATGTCATGTGGCTATTGGGCAGCAGCACAGTCGAGCCATGGGCGATTAGCGGTGACGCGGCACTGCCCTTTTCTCGCGTTGAGGGCCGTAACTACCAGCGCGGCGTCAAAGCGACCGGGTGCGCGTGCCAGCTCGACAATAGCCTTTTCTGGATCGGCGATGACAACCGGGTCTACCGTTCGGCCGCGGCACCGCAAGGGCTGTCGGATCCCGGTATTGAGGAGCGCATCGCGGCATCAATGAGCGCTCGCGCGTTCGCGTTCGAATACACGGGGCACAAGTTTTTCTGCGTGTCGTTGGACACGGAGACGCTGGTCTTTGACGTCGCCACGCAGGAGTGGTCTGAGTTCGAGAGCTTCGGCCAAACCAACTTCCGCCCGCAATGTGCTACTCAGGTTCATGGTGCGCCGCGGCTTGGAGATCGCGCTGGCGGTGTTGTCTTGCAGCTAGATGCATCAGCCTACGACGACGATGGCAAGCCGATCGCGAAGGTGTTCACGGCTTTCCAGCCCGTGCAGGATGGCTCCTTCACGCTAGACGTTATCCACCTGGATGCCGATTTCGGGTCCACGCCGGCACTGATCGGCCAGGGCGCCGACCCGACAGTTGAGGTGCGAACGTCACGAGACGGGGGTAGGACGTGGACCCCTTGGCGGCAAGCCAGCCTTGGGAGGCAGGGGCAATATAGAGCGCGGGCATCATGGCGTCGCTTTGGCAGTTTCGACGCGCCGGGCGGCATCTTTGAGTTTCGGTGCACTGACCCAGTGCGGTTTCGTGTGTCCGCTGTACGCTCGAACGAGGCGCAAGGCGGACGCTCGCGCTGATGGCTATTAAGCTGCCCCGCCTCCTCTCTGGTGCGCCGATCGTTGATGACGACGGAAGGCCGACACTGTCGTTTACTCGGTATTGGCAGCAGTTCGCAGAGCAGATTGAGCGCGTGTTTAACACGATCGCTCAAATTCTAGGCATTACCGATCAGTTGGACGAAGCGCTGAAGCAGGCACAGCAGGCCATTGAAACCGCCCAGCAAGCAGCACAGACGGCTCAAGATGCCGCTGATCAAGCCCAGCAGCAGACAGGCGCTGCCAAGCGCGAGGCGGCGTTGCAGAGCAGCTACATCGAGCCGGCTAGTGTGCTGACGGCTACGCCTTCGTTAATCTCGATCGCGGCGCACACACGCTATTACAGCGATGGGACTAGTGCGGCGGTGAATGCGTCGACAGTTGCGGCGACATCTCCGGACGATATCGACTACATCTCCTACGACGATCCTGAGCGAGATGGTGGGACTGTCATTTACGTCGTGAGCGATGCCGCCCCGGTGCAGACCGGAGACACGCATGTCGTAGGGGCGGTTCAAATTCCGAACACAGGCACCGCAGATGGGGGTGACGGTCCGCAACGACCCGGCTACGTCCGGCCCCGCACGCTGCCCGAAGCATGATACGTCGCGAAACCGACGCCGCGGTTATCAACCGTATCGTCAACCATCCTGACGTACTGCCCCACTTCGACTTGGCTCGGCGAGGTCGGCTAGATTTCGGGCCCTGCATTGACCAGCCGGACAGCTATGTCGTGCTGACGGATGGCGAGGCTTGCGGGGCCCTGTTCGAATGGTCCGCGCCTGAAGTGTGGCAGTGCCACACGATGTTTCTGCCAGAGGTTCGCGGCTCGCAAGCTATCGCTGCAGCCAAGCAGATGGCCGCTTATATGCTCCGCGAGCATGCGGTGATGCTATGGGGGGAGACGCCTAGTATTCATCGCGCCGCCCTCTGCTTTAACCGCAGAGTTGGATTTCAGTGTGCCGGGATCGGCTTCCATGACGTTTTGGGCGAGGTGCAGCGCTTCGTCCTGAGGAAGCAGGATGGTCTTTCCAGTCGCAGCGGCAGTCACGGCGGGAGCTAGCATTTTCTCTGCTGTAACGGGCGGAAAAGGCGCGAAAAAGGCTGCTGATGTCGCGGCTAAATCGGCTGCGGCCGACCGTCAGCTCGCACAAGGCATCTACAATCAAAATGTCGGTATGGCACAACCGGCCGTCGATCGCGGCAATGCGGCCGGCGCGCAGATCAACGCCCTGCTCGGGCTCGGGGGCAACGCTTCTGGCGCGCAAGACGCTCTTGCCGCTTGGCGAGGCTCAACGGGGTATCAGGCCGGGTTGAACGAGGGGCAGAACGCCATCAACACCGGCTACGCCGCACGCGGTGCGCTGGAAAGCGGAGCCGCGCAAAAGGCGCTGCTCAAGTATGGCACCGACTACAGCAACCAGAACTTCGGCCAGTACGTGGGCATGCTGTCGAACCAACAGGGAGCGGGGCTGAACGCGCTCGGAGCGGTGACCGGATCGGGGGCGAGCTACGTCAACCAAGTCACGAACGCGAACCAGGGCGCCGCCAGCGCACAGGCGAACGCTGCGCTGTACGGAGCACAGGCGCAGCAAAATGCGCTCGCGGGCATCGCGAACGCGGCTGGCACCTACTTCGGGCAGAGTAGCTACGGTCAACAGCAGAACGCCCTACCGGCGGGGTACGGTAACCTGATAAACCCGGGTGGCATGATCCAGCAGCAGCCCTTCAACTATTTCGGCGGAAGGAACCCGTTCGGTGGCTGACGTGGAGCAGGAGCTGGCCTCGCTGCGCGAGAAGTTGGCGGTGCGTGAAGGACGGCCGGGCCTGAGCGAGAACGTCGCCGCGATCAAAGTCCGTATCGCGGAGCTGGAGAAGCGCTGATGGCGTTGCAGATCAACTGGGGTATTCTGAGTGGTGCGCCGGATGCCGGGGCCGCGTTCTCGCAGGGTTACGAAACGGCCCGCACGCAGCGCCGCCAGCAGGCGCAGGAGGACGCTCTCGCTTCCTATGGCGCCAATCCCGGCGGGCCGGTCCCGGCCGCGCTGTGGGCGGCTAACCCCCAAGCCGCGGCGCTCGCGGCCAAAAACAGCCGCGAGGTAGGCGCGCTCAACCGGCAGATGCAGGCCAACCAGCTTTATGCCAACATCCTGCGTGGCCCTCCGAACGCGCTGGCCAGCGCTGATCCGCACGCAGCTTCGGCAACAGCACCGGTAGGCTCGCCAACTGATGCAAATGGAGACATCGTGGTCACCGGCGCCGCTCCTGCACCGACGGCACCGGCGCCGACCGTTGCAGACCTCGCGGCCTATGATCCGGATCTTGCGTCGAAGCTAACCGACCATGTTGGCAAGCTAAACGACGTCGAGCAAAAGGCGTTCTCACACCGCATGGGCGTGGGCGCCGCAGTCGCGCTTGCCGCGTCGGACCTCCCCATCGCCGAGCGAGCGACGTTCATCGATGCGAGCTCTCCGCTGCTGAAAGACGCCGGCTGGAGCACTAAGGACATCGCGGCGTTTGACCCAACCGACGACAACATTCGTGGCTTGGTGAACATCGGCGCCGGCGTCGACAAGATCATCGCCGATCGCCGCTCGGAAGCTGGTCAGAAGGTCACGATGCGCGGGCAGGACGTCAGCGCCTCTACCGCACGGCGCGGGCAGGATATCAGCGCCGCGACGTCTCGCCGCGGCCAAGATATCTCGGCTGCGAGTGCTGCGGCTGGACAGGCTGTCACAATGCGCGGTCAGGATATGTCACAGGCTGGACGCGAGGCACCGAAGCCGGCGACTGTCGCCTTGGCGAAGACGAAGCTCAGGGCGCTGGACGCGATCGACAACCAGCTCAACCGGGTCGAGAATGCGTTGAAGAGTGCAAAGTACCGCGGCCCTGTGGCTGGGCGCATCCCCGGCGGTATCAGCGGCAAGGATAGTGCGGCCGACGCTGCTATTCGCCAACTTGCCCCGCTCATTCGCCAACTTACCCGCGTTCCCGGCGAAGGCGCTATGTCCGATTATGAGAGCCGTCTGGCTGAAGCAGGCCAGCCGAGCCGAGCGCAGACCGATGAGGGCTTGGCTGAGACGCTGGCAGGCTACCGCGATCTTATCAACACGACCCGCGCTGGCTACCGCGACCTTGCCGGCCCTGCGGCTCCCGTGGCCCGCCGCGACGGCTTTAAGGTGGTTCGCTGATGGCGCGGCAGTACAAGATCACCACGCCTGATGGTGAGGCCATGACGGTCGAAGGTCCGGATGACGCGACCGACGACGAGATCATCTCATTTGCGCAGGATCAGCTTCGCCAGCGCGGATCCAAGTACGTCGGCCGGCAAACTGTCGTAACCAAGCCGGTAGCCGCACCCACGATCGCACCAGCACCGGTGGAGAATGCTTTGTCGCCTGGCGCCCAGCGGCTTTATGACGCGCAGGAGAAGATAGGCGCGCCCTCGGGCATTGGCACGCTAATCAATCAGGGTGCGCTCTACGGACTGTCAGACGAGATCGCCGGCGCAGGCAATGCCATGGTGAACGTCGTCAAGTCGCCTTTCACCGGCGAGTTCAATCCAAAGCAGGCGTACTACGATGCTCGCGACGCCGAACGAAAGCGGGTGGATGATGCTCTGTCGGCGTCGCCGATAGCTGGCACACTGGCGACGGTGCTTGGCGGCTTCGTCGGCATGAACCCGGCCGGCGCCGTCCGTGCTGTTCCCAACGCCTTGGCCGCAATCAAGTCCGGCGCAAAGGTGGGCGCTCTTGGCGGTGCGGTGGCTGGCTGGGGCGGTGGCCGCGACACCGAAACAAGTATAACCGGTGGCATCCTTGGCGGGGCCTTCGGCGGGGCGCTCGGCGCGGCGATCCCCGTGGCCGGGTCTGTCGCGACGAACCTGCGCGCGGGCGCATCACGATTGCTTGGAAAGTCGCAGGACGAGTTAGCGCGGGAGATCGTCGGCAAGGCGATCACGGCAGACGCGAACACCGGCGCAAGCGCCGGCGCGATGATGGACGAGGCGCGCAATCTCGGTGTGCCGTTCATGCTCGCTGATACGGGGGAAAATGCGCGAACCTTGGCTGCGTCTGTATCGCGTCAGCCGGGTCCGTCGCGTACGATCGTCCGTAACGCAGTCACCGAGCGTCAGCAGCAGCAGGGCGATCGTGTGCGCGGGTTCATCGAGCGTGACCTCGGCCCGACGACTAACGTGCTCGAGCGCTCTGATGAGTTGCAGCAGCAGGCTCGGACCGCGGCGGCACCTCTCTACGACCAGGCGTACTCCGCTCCATTTACCGTCCCGGAAGACCTCGCGCCGCTCATGGCGCGCCCTTCAATCCAACGGGCGCTAGGCAATGCCCGCAGGATCGCCGCAGAGGAAGGCCGCGACCCGTCCAGCCTCGGCTTCGTGCAGACGGAGGATGGTGTAGTCAGCCTCCCCGACGCGCCGTCTTTGCAGACCTACGACTACCTGAAGCGCGGCCTTGACGATGTTCTGGAAGGCTATCGCGACCGCGTATCTGGCCGGCTGGTTTTGGACACGGAGGGGCGCGCTATCGAAGCCACGCGCAAGCAGCTTGTCAGCCTGCTCGACCAGTCCGGCGAGGCCGGAGGCGCTTATAGCGCTGCTCGCGCTGCCTACGCCGGCCCAGCGTCCGCCCGATCAGCCTTGGCAGAGGGCAGCGAAGCGCTTCGGTGGACGGACGAGGAACTGGCGCGCAAGGTCGGATCGCTCTCGGATGCAGATCGCGAGCAATTCGCACTCGGCTATCGATCGTCGCTGGCTAAGTCGCTTGAGGGCCGCGTCGATGATGCAGACAAGGCCCGTGCTGTGCTTGGCACTCCCGCGAAGCGCGCTGCATTGCGCACTCTGTTCGGCGGCGATGAAGGGCTGGCGCGTTTCGAAGCGTCGCTTGGCTTGGAGCGCGCCGGGAACGACACCTTCCGTGCCGTAGCCATCGGCTCGCCGACCGCGGAGCGCCTAGCCGCTGATGCGCAAACGATGGACCCCGGTCTGCAAGAGACGGCGTTCAACGTCGCTGTCAGGGGCGCCCAAGGCGGCGGTATCAGCGGCATGGCCCTTTCGTTGCTGAGCGAAGCCGTTGAGGCCGGCAAGTTCGGCCGGGGCGAGGCCGGACAGCGCGTTCGTCAGAGCATTGCGTCGTTGCTCAGTGAGTCGGATCCTACGGCTCTCCGCCAAGCTATCCAGGAGGCCAACGCTGCGGTTCAGGCTGCTGAGGCTCGGCGAGTGGGTGGCTACTCGCGTAGCATCGATACTGTCGGTGGCCTGACGCCGGGCTTGGTTACGACCGGAAGCAACATCGGTCGGTAGGCGCTTCATTCGTAGTTACTCGGCAACTTACGCTCGATTTTCTCTAAGCGCCGCTCCGTTGCCTCTTGCTTCTCGATATTGAGGTCGCTTGCCGAAATGAGAAGCTGCCTTGTGGCGCGGGCGTTCGCGGTCATGTCCCACCAAATGCCTGCCAGCAAAACGCAGATAATGACGAGCAGGCCCACGATCATACGCCTAGTATACCTCTCCCGCCTGGGCCCGCATAGCGGTTTATGATCGGCCCGGATGGCGCCTCCCGTGCATGAACCGGACGCGCCATGGCTGACCCTTTCGAGCTGTTCTATCTCCCGTTTCGGCCAGCGTTCGACCCGAACGGCATGGTAGTTCCCGACGCGCTTTTGAGCTTCTATGTGACCGGAACAACAACGCCGCAAGTTGTGTACGCCGATGCGGCGCTAACAATCCCGTTGCAGAACCCAGTTCCGGCTAATGCTGCGGGCAAGTTTCCGCCGATCTACATTGACCCCTCTCTCACCTATCGCGTCCGGCTATCTGACCGCGCGGGATCTGTGCTCGAAGAGGTAGATCCCTACGTGCCTGGTTCTGTTGGCGGCCCCCCCGGCGAGACTGGCGCTGCGGACAACACCTACAGCACACTCGCTGCCTTCAAAGCATCTGACGTAGCACGCAAGACCGCTTCCCTAGTTGGTGTGCCCGGGGTGGCGGACGGCCGCTTCAACTGGACGGTTGGCAACTTCAGCACCGCACCTGCGGCGCAGGTCGACGTGAATGTGGTGAAGGCGAACAGCACGCCGCTGTCGCAGGGCGCGTGGATCCGGCAACTTGGTGAGCAGGCGTACGTCCGCACGTTCGGCGCCGACCCTACGGGAGCGACCAGCTCGTCAGGTGCATTCTCGATTGCCCTTGCCGCGGTGAAGCGCGTGCTTGGCAGCCCTGGTGACGTCTACCGCCTCAACACCACCGTCATCCCGCCCGCGGATCGTGAGGTCATCGGCAACGGCGCGAAGCTCATCATCGCTTCTGGCCTTGAGGGCGGCTTCCGGCAGACCAAAGACCATTTCAAGGTCAGTGGATGGACGATCCAGGGAAGTGGCGGCGGCTATGCCGTGTGGGCTCGCTCACTCGACGGCAGCTCGGTTGAGTTCGTGGACTTCAGCGACAACATCCTCATCGGGAACGTCGGGCATTTTCTGCTGTGCACCGATGCCGAGCACATTACCGTCACGGGTAACAAGGTTGACGGGCTGACGGCCGATACCGAGATCACCACGGCGATCGTCGCTGAGGGTAAGTCCAAGCACATCGCGGTCACCGGCAACAACTTCCGCAACATCACCATCGGCTGGTCTGTTCAAATCCGCAACGGCGCGTCTGATTTCACGGTGTCCGACAACACCTTTGAGCAGAAGCAATATAAGGGCACGCCAATCACGGCGCAGGCCAGCCAGACCGTGTTTACGTTCACGTTCGAGCAGCCGTGCTTCCTGCGCAAGGTCCAGATCAACGGCAAGCCGCTGTCGACCGGTTACACGGTTACCGGCTCCAACCCGTACACGGTCACCTTCTCAGCGGGCCGGGCGGCTGGCGAGATTGTCAACCTGATCGGTTACCGCGGCGCCGAGAACATCCAGATCAACGCCGGCACGCAAGGCGTGATTTCGGGCAACTCGATCGATGGCACTGCCGATAGCGGGATCATCGCTTTGGGATCGAATATCACCATCACCGGCAACAAGGTGCGGCGTTGCGGCTACGCCGGCATCGCGGTGTACGGTGACCAGGACGGCATTTCTGTGACCGGCAACATCGTGGAAGACTGTGCGCAAATGGACGACGGTTTGTCGTCACCTGACAATCCTGCGCTGTCGTCTGTGTTCGCGGGCGCGATCCTGCTGAGCGGTAGCGCCGCGACCGCGACCGGCAACATCATCCGCAAGTCCGGTCAAACGATGCGCTACGGCATCATGATCAACAAGACCGATATGACCGTCCGCCCTGACGGAACGCCGACGATCAGCCTAAGCGGGAACATCATTGACGGCGCCTATGAGGACGGCAAGGTTTCCGTGCCGAACCAGAACCCCGGCCAGCGCGTCAACTCGATCGCGATCGATGGGACTTCGGTCATGTATCCGGAGCAGATCAACCTTGATGCTGCATGGGTCGAGACGCCGGCTGCTTCAGGTAAGTTCCAGCCGGCTGACACGGCGTACTTCACCGTCACGGGGTCGACCAACACGCGCGCCGTACGAGATACTGCTGTGAAGCTTGGCGGCGTGGCTTCGCTTCAGACGGTGCCAGGCGAGTTCATCGACTTCAATCTGACCGCGGCCGCGATGCTGTTCAATACAGTGGTTACGGTATCTTTCTGGGCGAAGGCGGCAGGCGGTACCAGCTTGGTCGAGGTCATCACGACGCTTGCCGGCTTGGAGCAGCCGCTGGGCGCCGCCATCACCGACACGAACTGGCGGCAATACACCATCAGCTTCGCGCTGACGCCGCAGCTCGCCAAAGCCGTCCGCATCCGCTGTTCCGCGAACGCCGGGAGCAGCGCGAACATCCAGTACATCCAGATTTCCAGCCGTCGCCTGTGACCGTCGATTACACCAAGCCGATCGAGATCTTCAAAGGTGAGCGCGTGCTGAAGGCGTGGGTGGCCCCCGGATACAACGGCGCCGGCCCGGTGCCGATCGAATGGGAAGGCGCTCTGGAAGCCACATCCGTGAACGCTCTCATGCGCATGGGCTGGACGGTTCGAAACGTCTGAGGCGACCGCCGGCGCTAACCGGCTTGGAGGAATGACAATGCAGGACGCACCTATCCACTGCCCGGCCGACCTTGAGGCAACGGAGGCCGAGCAGGCGGCGTGTGAGGCCCCTGCAAGGGGCATGCGGGCTTCCGGGGAGGGGCAGGTGCCTCCGCAGCCGTCGCCCACGCCTACGCCTACTCCCAGCCCGCCGAAGCGGCCGATCTGATGCATCCTGTCGCCATCATCTTTGGTGTTGCGTGCTTTGGCGCCGTCATCCTGACGTGCGGCGGCGAACCCGTTGCACGCGGAGGAGCTTGGGTGATGGCGGCGCTGTGGGCGGC